TTTGCCCTTTGCTAAACCAAGAATCTGAACATTATTTTCTGAAAGAGGAATATCTTTGACCGCAACAGTAGCTTGCGGCATTTCTTGGCCCCAAATATCTAGTTCCGCAATCTCAATGATAGTTTGCGGATTGAGCTGAGAAGGTGTCCAAATAAAGTCTACCATATAAGCGGGTGTAAAGTCAACATCTTTATATAGCTCATTGGTCTTTTGAATAAATGCTTCTATGTTTCTCTCTGGTATAGCACAACCCCAAGCCCCTTCGTGTCCAACCGCTAAAGTCAGTTCTCCAGTTGACTCACACAACGTCCGCATATTTTTGACAGGGCTAAAGGAATAGTTTCTAGCTGAACCACGATAAAAATATTCTTTATCATCCTTAGTCTTCGTGCGGCGAAGAACGAGCGTTGGATGTTGATATTTAGCTTGTAACTTGTTTGCTACCAATCCAGCGATGTTAGCTTCAACCTCGTCAGGCTCACAAAGAAGCAACAAGATAGCGTTGTCTGTTAGATGTTGCTCTTGGATTCGTCGCTCTAATAGCTCAACAGTATCTTGGGTCAGTTTGTCTTGACGGCGTTTGACTCTTTCTGCTGTCGTGACTGCTTCCTGATAGTGAAAAACATATACACCTTTTTCACCCCGTTTAGAGGATTCTACTTTCTCAAAAGCGTATTGTGTAAGCATACCTTTGAATACTATGTCTTGTTCTTCCGGTGTGCCGCTTCTAGTTATAGCATTGATGAAAGGCACCGCCGCAAAAGCCATACTTAGATAGTTGATACCATTTCGTTTGTCTAAAGTAAATTTATGTTTCTGACAAAGCTCGTAAAGAAAAGGATTCTTTATATTAGCGAATCCTTCGTTGATGATTGCTCGAATTTCAAGTTCTCGATAGTCTGCCATATCACCGCAGTTACCAAGAGCACATAAATCCATAAACTCTGTAGGCTGGTTGCCGTGCATAATTAAGTCTTCAAAGGCAGAAATAAAACGATAGGCAACACCCGCTCCGGTTAATGCCTTGTTTGGATACATACTATTCTGAACATTAATTACGATTGCGGGAGTTGAATCAACAGTTTCAATATCATTGATTTCGTGATGGTCTAGAATAATAACTTGTATATTGCGTTTAATTGTTAATTCCATTTGCTGCTGCCAGTCGTTGCTCGCTGCGTCTGGAACGATAATCAAGTCACAATCAATCTTGTTCATCACGTCTGATAATCCGTGCTGTTTCCCATCGTGAAGAATATATG